TGAAAAAAACGCACCATATCTCCATCAGTCCATTTTCCTTGTCCTGTATAGTCGGTAACTTCTTTGTTAATACCTGGTGCTGGTCTAAAATTTACTAGGGGCATTGAAATAATATACTATATTTAGTAAAAAACTGAAGTTATTGTTTCCTCTCCTGCATAGTTGAACCAACCAAAATCCTTATAAAAACTATAAAATTTTCTTAAATAGAAGTAAGCCTCATGATTCCAGTTAGAGTTGTCCAAAATCAAAGTACCCTTATAATTAAGTTTTTCTGTCAAAATTTTAGCTATGGTAAGTCGGCTTATATTCTGAGGATTATTATCTATTAAGACATATTGCACGTCATCAGCAATATTTGGATGTTGCAGATAAAAGGATAAGTTTAATTGATATAGTTTTACATTATGAATATTAGCAGGCAACCAATTTACATCGTCCTCAAATGATTTAACCTGTGCAAATTTTTGACTAAAATAAAGTGTTGACTTACCTGAACCTATTTCAAGTAATGTTTTGGTTTTTGTATCTTGCTTTTCTAACCATTCAATAAAAGATAGTGTGAGTAAAGGTATTTCACTTCTCATAATGTTTTTTTTTCAAAATAAAAAAAGGTATTTAAAGTATACCTATTTGTGTCTATTGGAGCATTTGCTTGTAACCCGTTTAAACAGGCGTGTCTGTGAGAACCTTTGAATAATATTGCTCTATTAGGTTGAAAACCAACAGTTGTATTTAAAACATATTGATCTCCTACCTCTGTGTAGAATCCAGTGCCATTAAATTGACTAACATCTCCTTTTAAGTAAACAAGACAATTATAATCAGAGGGGTCTGTGTGAGGATTGATAAAGTCATCCGCACGCAAATGAACTGCCATGTCTGCACTAAAATTTACATTTTGTAAAGGAGGAAATTTTTCTATCATAGTATGTAAAGCAAAATTAAATGCTTTTTCATTGACTAAGTTTAGGTTTTGAGATCGGTAGCCCTGCCAATTTTCATCTGGTTTTTTTGATTTTAAATCAATGTTGCCTAGCAAATTAAAAAAAACATTGATGTCCTCAAAAAGATTATCTTCTACATAAATCATTTTTCATAGTGTTTCATAAATTTTTCACTAGCTTCATCTATGATTTTTTGTGTATCATTATGTATTCTAAAATCGTTTTGAAAATTAAATGCCACTGTTATTCTCTCACTCTCACATGGAGTTACATAATGCATTAAGTAATTAGGAAAAAGTATTAATTTACCTGCCTCTTCATTTATTCTTTGCTCATAGTGTTGAACAAACTTAGGATCCATAGACAGCATTTTTCGTGGATCTACAAAAACTAAATTACCCTCAGCAGGTTTTATTATTAGCACAGCGCTATAGTGATCTAAATAATGACAATGAGGGACTGCAGCGTCTCCCTTTTGATAAAAGTTTATCCATGCGCTTTTAGTCCACCAATTATTATACTTCCAATTGTTGCTTTGACCTATCACTGGTAGAATTTTAGAACATATAAATTCGCTAATCTCTTTAATAATTGGATATTTAATTCCATCATAGCCAGTTGTCGTTGCTTTTACATAATCTAAATCTTTTTCCCATTTATGTTTTTCTTCCTCAACAAACTTAATTACTCTATCACAGAAACTAGTATCTATATTACAATCAAAAACATCGACAGGGTACCAACTAGTTTTATTAAGATTAATGTTCATTCTTTTTTTGCAACCAAAGATGCAACATGTCCTTTATATGCTCTATTGCCAAAGTGAGTTAGAGGCATAGCCAAGTCTGCCCATATTTCACCGCCACATTCTTGCCACAATCTGCTAAAATAATAATCTTCTGAAAGATATCTTTTCTGCCCAGCAGTCATGTACGGCCCAACAGCAAATAAATCATAGC